ATTAGGATGTCTTTTTAGAAATCTAGCAGATGGTCTAGTTGGTATGCTTGAAGGATACTTAACTGATATGGTGAATAAAGCAGTTAATGTTCCATCTTGTGCTAGTGAAAATATGATAGGTGCAATGTTGGGACAATTAGCTAATGCTATTGATAGTAGTCTTGCTGATATGTTTGGTGCTCTTGATGGTATGATGGGAGATGTTTCTAAAATGGCTCCAGGTGAATCTTTAGATATTATTGGAGATGTTTTATCATTATTAGAATGTGAGGAAAATACTGGTTGCCCTCAAACTACTGAATGGAGTTTGTGGGATGGTCCTACTGCTACTTCTAGTGGTGGAATAGGTGATATTATGAATTTTGCTAAGGGTTTTTCTGATAAACTTAAAAATTTAAAAGTTCCTGATTTTGATTTTAAATTACCATTTGATGATATTGCTGGTAAAAATTCTGAGGCTGGTTGTAATACTGGACCAGTTACTTGTGGTCCTCCTACATTAGACATCTATGGTGGAGCAGGTATAGGTGCTGCTGGAAATTTAATTGTGTCAAGGTTGGGTGAAATATTAGGTGCTGATATGAAATCTTTTGGTAGATTTTATGATAATGATGCTCAAGCAAGAGTAATAGATGTATGTGGAATAGGTCAGGGAGCAGATATTGAACCTATTGTTGGAGAGTATATTGATGAGGATGGTAACACTCAAATGGGTGTACTTGATATTAGAGTGAAGCAACCAGGTATTGATTACTTAGGACAACCTAATGGAAGTACTGGTGGAGATGGAAGAGTATGGGCTAGACCTGATGATACATCTCTTACTCATGGTGATGGAACATTAAATATTCCTACTCCTCCTGGAAATATTATCACTGTAGTTCCTGGAGATACTGTTCTTTTACCACCAGGTACTCAAGTTGTTACTGAACCTCTTACAGCAGGAGATGTTCAGGTAATACCACCTGAACAATTAATAGGGTCAGAAGTAATAGGGTCAGAAGTTTTAGATCAAGATACTTTTATAGATCCTAATACAGGTGAGAGTGTAGATTTAAATGTCATTTATGAAGTAGTAGATGATAGATATCCTCAGTTAGATTTAGATAAATCGGAGATTAAACAATTAGTAAATAAGGCTCAATTATCATTAGTAGGACAAGGTGATGAAGATATTAGAGGTGGAAGTCCTCATTTGGTAGAGAAAGCTGGTAAATTTACTTCTCCTCCTTTACCAGTTAAGACTGATCCAGGAATTTATCCTACTTCTAGCACTGGTGCTTATCCTGCTATACTTACTTTATGTGATGTCTTTATTGAGTCACCTGGTATTGGATATGAACCTGATGATACTATTGTTATAGAACCAAACATTGGTGCTACTGTTGTTCCTGAGTTTAATGAGATGGGTAATCTTACTTCTGCTAAAGTTACAGCAGGTGGTGAAGGGTTTACTAGTATGCCAAACATTTATGTTAAATCAGCAACAGGATTTAATGCAGTCCTCTTACCTAAATTCTGTATAGATAGAATTGCTAAGGATGAACTTAAGGAGATTGATCGTGCTCAGGACAAGTTAGTTACTATTGTTGATTGTGTTGGTGTTGTTCCGTTCCCAACTCCACCACCTCCAGAGGACTCAATTACTACACGTACTCTAAGACCATTCTCAGTGGATGCCTTTAATTATGTACCACCTGAACCTAAACCTATCACTGCTGCTGATTTGGAATTAGAAGTTATAGATGAGTTTACAATTAAAGTTACCAATCCAGTAACAGGAGAAGAAGATTTTATTAGTTCCAAAACTGGAATTGATGTAGGGGATATTACAGTAGACCCTGAAACAGGAACCATTACTTATTAAATAAATGGCAGAAGCAGGACCAAGAAAGAATTATCATACCATTAGATATGGAACCAGAGATGGTGAACTTCAGTTCGGTCATATTCATCAAGATGATAATGAATCAGCAGTAATGTTGAGGAGTGGTCATGACCTAAAACATTATATTACTATGGATAGTACTGGTGGTACTGTTCGTAGACATAGTACAATTTGTAGATCACCTGGTGCTTTTCAGGTAAAGGCTGGTGACAATGTTGTAGGAATGACAGATGGTAATGCCTTTAATGAGGCTGGCATTACTATGGATGCTGTGAGTGGTGATATTATTATTAGAGCACCTAAAGGAAAGATTAGGATGGAGGCTCTTGATATTGAGTTGATTGCTGATGGATATGATGGTAGAACTGGGGTTATTAGACTTGACAGTAATGAGAAAGTTATAGTAAAATCGAAAGCAATTGATGTTAGAGCTATAGCATCACTTAAATTCTTTTCTGAAAATAAACTTGATATGATAGGTAATGCTATTGCGAACATTTATGGAGGATTGATGGACTTTGCTGATGGAGCAACTAAACTTAAAGGAAGTAAGTGTGGACCATCCAGCACTGAAGAAAATGCTAAGAAGTTTAAGGTAGATGAGGCTGCTAATCAAGCAGAATTGGAACAAGCAAAAGCAGATCAAGCAGCATGGCAAGCTGAACAAGATGCCAAGAAAAAAGCAGCAGGAGGAGGAACTTAAATGAAGTTTTCAGACGTAGAAGTTGGTAAGAGATTGTTTGTTGGTTGTGGAGAACCAAAAGCATTAAAAACTGGTGAAGATGAAGTAAGAGGTTCTGCTTTTATAGAAGGACCTTTACAGGTAGGTAATGCTGGTGATTTCAGTAGTATAGATGCTACTGTGATGATAGGTAATGATACCAATGATGAATCAGATAATCCACCTAGATCTTTACATGTTCAGGGTAATACTAGATTACAAGGAGATGGTGATACATCTTACGCTTTAAATGTTACTGGTGGTAGTTCTCATCCTTTATATGTTGGTGGAGACGCTGTTTTTACTGCTATATCTCCTAGCCTTTTATCATCTAGGTTTAGTGTTGCTGATGGTAGACCAAAACCATTTGATATACCTCATCCATCAAAGGAAGGATGGAGACTTCGTCATGCTTGTATAGAAGGACCAGAAGTTGGAGTTTATTTTAGAGGAAAATTAAAGAATGATAATATTATAGAACTTCCTTGGTATTGGAAAGATCTAGTTCATATGGAAAGTATATCAGTACAACTCCAACCAATAGGAGCACATCAAGATATTATTGTGAAGAGATGGGATGCTGAGAAGGTAGAACTACAAGCAAAACCTGGTATTCCTATTCATTGTTTCTATCATGTCTATGCTGAAAGGAAAGATATTAATCCTTTAATTACAGAGTATGAAGGTGAAGATTGGCAAGATTATCCTGATCCTAATTATGATCCAAGAAAGACTAAGGAAGGAGATAGAGTATATAATGACCCTGCTTTTGCTGGACCTCCTAACACAGTAACTATGTGAAGAAGATAATTTATGTTGAGGAGAATTTTATTTCTCCTAGTGATTGTCAAAAACTTATAGAACATGCTGACATGATTGCTGTTGGGCATGATGAAGACACAGTTCCTCCTGGTGTAATACAGGAGGATGATTACGATTATGCTGCCCATTATGCAAGGCAGGATGAGATGTTAGATTCTGCACAGTATCAAGGTCATGCAGATTTCATTGATATGAAGGGAGAAACTGATGACCTTTATACAAGTGTAGTTAATAGAGTAACTAGGATATGTAAATTATTTGATGACAGAGCTAATCCAGATTATGTTGGTGTTATTAAATGGACACCAGGAACTTTTATGAAACCTCATTATGATAGTTCTAGTAAGGAGGGTATCTATGATTTATTTGCTGCTCTTCTTTACTTAAATGATGACTTTGAGGGAGGTTATACTGGGTTTAAGGATTTGGAAGTAAAACCAGAGGTGGGTATATTATTAATCTTTTCTAATTCTCAACACAAACATCATGTTACAAGAGTTGTAGGAGAAGATAGATATGCTCTTTCTTTCTGGTATAATACTTCTACAGATACTCATCAATCTGCTTAAAAATAGGTTCCCAATCTATTTTTCTCCTAAGAACCACTGCTATATCATCTATTTGTTCATCAGTTAGTTCTTTTCCTTGAGATGCTGCTCTCCTCTGAACCATTTCATTAAGATTCATTCTTAAAATATTGCAGTCATAGATTGCGTATTGATTTATTGGAGAAGCCATGCTATAATGAAAATTATATTTATTTACCCTAAATAAAAAATATTGAGGTGAAAATTATGTCTGATAATAGAGTGGCTTATCATGGAACCATGAAGGACACTACAATTATTAATCTTCCTGATGAATGGACTAGTAAAGTTGATCTAGAAACTATTTCTGTCACTCTTACACCAATTGGTTCTTATCAAGAATTATATGTAGATACTATCAAATGGGGTAAGCAAGTTATTGTAAAGTCTCAGAGTGGTGGACACATTAGTTGCTATTATACTGTCAATGCTACTTTGTTAGAATCATGAGTAAAGAATATGATGCAGGAGATTATGCTTTAGAGAATGAAGGTGATGAACATCTTACTAGAGTGGTTATAGATACTTGTTCTCGCACCTTTAGATTGTTTTCTAATGAAGGTGGAGAGAAGGTAGTTGAGTGTGATAACATGGATGAGTTTATGAATGTATTAGAACTAGTCCGTGCTGTTGTTGATGAAGATGTTGTTGCTTACAGTGAAGTGAAGGTTAAAACGTAGGGGAAAATCAACTTTTTATTCCAAAAAAGAGGGCGAAAAAACTCCAGGTAAAAAATGACCCTATTACTTTTTTGATAAATAAGTCATAATAGATATACTGCGCAAAAGAGATGCCACTTAGTCGCTTAGATAATTTCCTGAA